CTTTATTGTTAGACTTCTTAACCATTAGGATTCTGATTATAAAAGACTATGTCGTAATTGTGGAAATCACGGAATGCCCCTTCCACGAGGGGACTGTTCATCTGTGTGCGACCAGGCAGACCTCTTGGGTCACCAACCTGGAAGCTCCGTGCAGTCTCTCGGCTTTTTAAATTGCTATTGCTAGCAGTTTGGACAGGTCTCCCCATCCTTAGCAGAAATGCATAAGGCTTGTTCAATGTTTTAATAGGCGAAGGGTTCCCTAACGGGCAATTCCCGGCCACAGCCATCCGAGCGTCTTTCGACCCCAGATGTCATGGGCTTAGGAAGGGTTTCCTCGAGTGTGCGGTTCGCGCGCCATCCTGACAATCCACAGGCCCCTCTTAGTCGAAACTTCGAGAGACGGCTTCTTGCCAGGCGACGCGTAGCTACTGCGCACTCCTTTCTGCTATCCGCAGAACACCTTAACGTTCCTCAAGAGTCGCGACACGCGTGTTGCTCTTTAATTTGGAGAACTAACCTCACTGATCCCTTCATGGGTATCATTTTCAGCATTCCCTATACGTAAATGTTTACATCTTGCTCCCCACAAGGGTAGAGTAGAAAACGTTTTGGGCTATTACACACACAAACTCCGTGCTACACTGAAGTAGCATCCAAATCGTACCACGGTCTCATGACTTCCTTTAGGGGAGATTTTCTCCGATAAAGATCATCAACGGACCCGGACCTCACACCGGCAACGACAAGCTCGTTTGACCAGTGGATTCGATCTGGAATGTATACCTCGTGTAACAATCTACGACCAATTATCCCGATGGGGGGACATGTAGGTAGTTTCGACGCAAATAACTGCGCGCCGCGATACCGCTCGATTCCTTCAATGGACATCGGTTTCAAGCGATAATCACGTTTGAAAATGTGCTTCATCAAAACAGCATCCGAAACCTCCTTCGCGCCTTCCATAGCTCTTCCCGCATATGCAATGCGTTCAAGCCACGAATCACGTAAGTCGGCTCCTGACATCTCGTCCGGACCACGCACATAATCTCCCGTAACCACCCTCCAATTGGCGAGGGCTCCTGCGACTTTCATCGCAGGCAGCGTCATACCAGATCGGTACAACGCCAAAGATGGATCGTGAACAAAACGAGCCGCAAGTAAACGCTGAGAACGCGTAACATGGATTCGTTCAGGTCCAAACCGTGGATCGAGGCCAAAACCTCCAAGATTCACAGGTAAGTACCAATTAGGACGATAACGGACACCTAACCATTCTTCATCCCAGCGCGAGAGCGCTGCTGGAATAGCACAGTTTGTCCACAGACATCGAGAAACCATTTTCGATAACTCTTTAGCAATCTGCGTCGGTGTTGCCGTCGAATCTCCACCTTTCAAAGATGTTCCCTTTACCATTTTCATATTCAAATACCCAAACCGTTCCATACGAGAATTAACTCGTCGGAAGATCTGAGAATTGATCAAACAGCAATCAGGCGAGACATAGTTCTTCCCTTGAGACTTCTTAAAGCCCGCTTGCGCGGAAACTTCAGAGAAGATCTCATAGAGTTCCATATCACCTTTGAACAACATGTCGTCACCATTGACTAGCACGTTTCGTAAAAGACTCTTCATCATCCCAATCCGATTCTTCTTATCCCTCCCGACCCAGATTTTCACTGAAAGTCGGTAAACCGCCAAATTAATTATACAGAGGAGGGGAAAGCTCAAGGGGTGACCCATGAACTGCCCTTCTAGACCCTCTATACAACTACCATCAGGATACCTAACAAGACCAGGTCCCAATGAGTACCAGCCCAGATCAAAGAACGGTGCCGACTCCCAGCGTCGAAACGCTGCGTATGTCGCATCCCTTTTCAATAAATCTGTTGCCGCCTCATAATCGACCGAAATCCAGAAAGGAAATTTGACCTCTTCATCCATACGGCGAATCTTGTCTGACAAGTCTTCGTCCCGCATAGTAGAGGCTGGATGTTTCTTCCAAGCATCAAGCATAACCCCTTGTAGGGGTTGGAGCGCTGAGTAAAGGTAGCCGTTGCCCTTCGTAATCATACGAAACTTCCCTGGTTCAGGGATAGCGACAGCGTAAACAGTTAATAACTGAAACTGACCTTCTTCTTCAACATCTCCAAGATGCTCGCGACAATATTCATAACTTTCGGAAAAGGTGTCCCTCCTCCAGTTATCAACACTGGTGTTCAAATACCTCAATTTACCAATTTTACCTACCTCACAAACATTTTGTGGTGGAAGATGCTTAAATAAACTCAACGCCCCGCCTTCACGGCGAGAGGCTTGTGAGCAAGCAGATCCACTTGGCATAAACTTAGTTCCATCTTTCGCGGCGAGGGCAACAACCTCACTAGAGACCAAATCAATGGCCTCAGTCAGTTGCTCTCCTACAAACCCTCGAAAGGTAGACAGGCGCTCTGCATGTTTCAGCAGTGCCTTTCTTTTCTTTATCTCGCCGAGACTGGGCCACATCTTTCTAATACCCTTTTGCAAAGAGTAGAAGAACGACATATCCCGTTTCATCAGCTGACGAAGAAGAAAACGTTTACACCATCCCACAAAGAGCGGGGTTTTGTCCATCCATCCCTCCGCGTCAGGAAACGAATCCTTTCGCGCGGTGTCGGACATAACTTGGCAGAGATATCGATCAGTCCAGTACTTGATGTACGACTGTTCGCGATTATCTTCACTTAACGACGATTGGATGTTCACTGCGGTCTTCCGCATAGAGTGAACAAAACGATCGAGCTCATGTTGCGAGAACCACTCCTTCCGGAGAGATCTTCGAGCAACAAAAGGCCAAATAAGTGACTCAACTAATGAACTAATTTTCTCTGCATCTTGAAGACCTTTCAAAGTCCTCTTCAATACAGATAGCACGAGAGAAATAGCAGAACGGGTTGAGATTCCATCCGCTTTTCCCTTGTACGCACTTCCACCTTGTAGATCACAAGAGGAATCCGCGCACTTACCCATGCTAGCGACCGATGTCACCAACGGATCATTTTGGACCAAAGTCTGAAGTTTCATTTCCCTATTCTCCTTGACTGCAGTGTTATCTCAACACTCGCAAGGATACTCGGATAGAAACAACGGACCCACTCTAAACCCGAAAACGCACCCACTCTCACGAGTGTGCAGCGCTGACGAAGTTCAGAGACCGAAATCGAATCACGAACTGAGATCTCAAGAAGCGCGAGGACTAAATCCTCGTTTCTGATTGTGATCTCACGATTCAAAATCGCTAGTGCAGACTGTTCTTTGTCTGCAGGCGGGGGAGATTTGTCTTGGATAGACATGTTTTAACTAATGTGTTTGTACTTGATAAGTTTCTCC